TGGTGTCTTAGAATTGTCTCCAGAAGAAGCACAATTCTTTCAAGACAATGGCGCAGTGATTACCACTGCAGAAGAAGTAGCTGCTGGTGCAGCTATGCTTGATGATGAAGATGATGATGAAGATGACGTCGAATGGTATGTCGAAGACGAATATGATGAGTCGGCTCAAGTAACCGAAGATGAAGTCGAAATAAGCACCGAAACTATTGTTGATGCAATTAACGAACTAGATTTTATGATTCAAAAACATGGCGCAGCAATTGGACTAGATGAAAAAGTAGTTTACGAATTTCATAACGTATTAAATAATATGTCTGAGGAAATCGAAGACGCTACTCGATATTAACTGATTTCTCTAGACTTTTCAATAGGTTACGTGTTATACTAAACGTATGATTACTGAAACATTTCCGTATCACGAGCTAAAACGGACCAAAGTGGACGGCAAGCGTTTATACGCAACAGAGACCGGCCCACTACCTTCAGTTACAACAATACTCGACAAAACTAAGCCGTTTGAAACAGTTCAAGCACTTAACGATTGGCGAAATAGAGTTGGACACACTGAAGCTGCTCGTATCACAAAAGAAGCAGCCAATGTTGGCACACTGATGCACAAGTATCTTGAGCATTGGCTGATTGACGACAAATGGGAATTGCCCGGCAACAACTTGGTTTATACAGTTGCTGACCGAATGGCAAAAACTGTTGTCGAGAATATCGAGGGCGACCTCGGCGCGGTTTGGGGAACAGAAGTTGGATTATACTATCCGGGATTGTACGCTGGTACAACTGACCTAGCTGGCGTTTGGAAAAACAAACCAGCTATTATGGACTTCAAGCAGACCAACAAACCAAAAAAGCGTGAATGGATTGAAGATTACTTTATGCAAGGTTCTGCATACGGAATGGCACACAACGAGCTGTTCGGTACAGAAATTGAAACTGTTGCAATCTTTATGTGTTCACGCAATTGTGAATTCCAGCTGTTTGAGATAACAGGTGATGAGTTCAAACACTACACGGAAAAATGGGCCAATCGAGTAGGTCAATTTTACCAACTTGATAAATAATCTACATGACAGAAAACAAGATGTACGCAATTAATGCGACAAAGTCACAAACTGTTGTGTCACAATTAATAAGTCAACACTTTTGAAACAGCTGAGCAATATCAGTCAGTTAAGAAATTTGTGGTTGCGTTCGTCGGACGAACGACTATCCGAATGGAGAGATTTTAGGTTAGGGTTGCAAGAGCTCTACGGGCAATATGACCCTGACAGCGACTGCAACGACGACATACTTTTGTCGTCATTAAGCGCAATTGACATGTGGTGGCAACACGCCCCACTTGTGAGTGTTGCAATTGATCCTTACAACTACAAATTCTGGCCTTCGGTATGGGAGATAGTCCACCAAGGCGAATGCTGCAAATATAGCAAAGGGCTAGCAATGGCATATACGATGTATTATATGGATCCAAACGCACACGTCACAGTTGAGCGCGTATATGACCAAACACACAATGATGAATATTTCATGGCCACCTTTAATGGACAGTATGGATTGAACACACCATACAGCCCGGTTCTTGATCTCAAAAGCGTTGACTCCATCATAAGCAAGGAGTCTCACTGTATTAGCAGTGAGTTCCTGAACATATAACAGGAGCGCCATATGAAAGACATAGACACGAAAGCCCTTATGGGCGAAGCGAAATTTTACGAAAGCTATTCACGCTGGAGCGATGAACATAGCAGATACGAGACTTGGGATGAGTCTGTATCACGTGTAATGAACATGCACAGAACATTTTATAAAGATAATATGGATGACGAACTGTCGTTGCTGATTGACGAAGCAGAAGCATTATACAAACTTAAATATGTATTGGGTGCGCAACGTGCACTTCAGTTTGGCGGCGATCAAGTGCTCAAGCACCAAATGCGCATGTACAATTGTACAAGTTCATATGCAGACCGAGCTGAGTTCTTTGGCGAACTATTTTATGTCCTTCTCTGCGGCGCTGGGGCAGGCTTTTCGGTTCAAAAACATCACGTTGCAAAGCTGCCTAAAATTACAGCACGTAAAGGCCAAGCTAAGATTCACGAAGTAGAAGACAGCATTGAAGGCTGGGCAAAAGCACTTGACGTATTGCTTTCAAGCTTTTTTGTAGATGGCGGTAAGCATCCAGAATATGCTGGACGTCGTATTTACTTTGACTTGTCTAAGGTTCGTCCAAAGGGCGCAATGATTAGCGGCGGCTTTAAGGCACCAGGACCCGAGCCACTACGTAAGGCACTTGATAAAATTGAGCATCTAGTTCAAGGTGCAGTATTAGCAAACAAACCACTTCTTTCACCTATTAACGTGTATGACATTTGTATGCATGCCGCGGACGCAGTGTTGGCAGGCGGCGTTCGTCGTTCAGCAACCATTTGTCTGTTTAGCCCAGACGACCAAGACATGATCGAAGCAAAGACTGGTAACTGGTTTGAAGACAATCCACAACGCGGCCGCTCAAATAACAGTGCTGTGATTGTGCGCAAAGAAGCAGACAGAGAGCAATTTGCTAACTTGATGAAAAGCATTCGTCAATACGGTGAGCCGGGCTTTGTGTTTACTGAAAGCACAGAACACACATACAATCCTTGTGTTGAAATCGGCAAGTACCCTGTCCTCAAAGTTGGCAACAAAAAGTTCAGCGGCTTCCAGGGCTGTAACCTAAGCGAAATTAATGGTAGCAAATGTACAACAAAGGAAGAGTTCTTTCGTGCATGTCGCGTTGGTGCAATCCTAGGTACACTACAAGCAGGTTACACTGACTTTAAATTCCTAAGCGACATCAGCAAGAAGATCTTCGACCGCGAAGCACTGATCGGCGTAAGCGTAACAGGATGGATGAACTCACCGGACGTATTGTTTAATGAAGAAACATTGCGTGAAGGTGCTGCAATTGTACGCAAAGTTAATCGTCAAGTTGCAAAGTTGATTGGAATCAACCCAGCAGCAAGAACAACATGTGTGAAGCCAAGCGGCAACGCAAGTGTTCTACTAGGCACATCTAGCGGTATCCACGGCGACCACAGCCCACGTTACTTGCGCAATGTACAGATGAACAAAGATCAAGAAGTTGCACAGTTGATTAAGGATGCAAATCCTTACATGGTTGAAGACAGTGTTTGGTCAAACAGCAACACTGACTATGTGATTAGCTTTCCATGTCTTGCACCTAAGGGTTCATTGTTTAAGAGCGAACTGTATGGTGTCAAACTATTGGAACGAGTTAAGTTGGTACAGAACAGCTGGGTTGAAGCAGGCACAGATGAAAGCTTGTGTGTCGATCCAACAGTGCGTCACAACGTATCAAACACAGTTCAAGTTGCGCCCGATAGTTGGGCAGAAGTTGAAGAATACTTGTTTGAAAATCGTGACAGCTTTGCAGGCATTAGTTTCTTGGCCACATCGGGCGACAAGGACTTTAACCAAGCACCGTTTACAGAAGTGCTAGACGAGAATCAACTTGTAGACAAGTATGGCCGCGCAGCATTCTTTGCAAGTGGATTGATTGTAGAATCCACAAAGGGATTTAACGACTTGTGGGCAGCAACGTATACAGCACAGTATACTGAAAAAGATCAGTTTGGTGAGCAAAAAGACTTGGGCGCAGATTGGATTCGGCGATTCAAGAACTTTGCTGAAAACTACTTTGACGGAGACGAAAAGCAAGCTGAATATTGCTTGAAGGACGTTTACCTGTTACACAAGTGGACAAAGATCCAACAAAACATGTCCTATATTGACTTCAAGAATGGATTGGCAAAGCGCAACTATATTGACATCAATACAACAGGTGCAGTTGCTTGTGCAGCAGGAGCATGTGAGATCTAAATGATCAACTATAAAAGAGGCGATGTAACCAAGGCAACAGAGCAAGTGGTTACACATGGAGTAAATTGCACTGGCCATTTCGGAAGCGGAGTGGCTGGTGCAATCAAACGCAATCATCCATATGTGCGTGAACAGTATCTCAGTTTGAAAGAACACATACTAGGCACATGTCAGTTTGTTGAATACAATGACCAAATATGGGTGAACGCGCATACACAACAAGATAAAGGGTACGATGGTAAGCAGTATGCAGATCTTAATGCAGTTGCTTATTGTTTGGTTGAGATCGACAATTACATGCGAGAAAACAACCTACTCACTATTGCTATGCCAAAAATTGGAACAGGGCTGGGCGGTCTACGTTGGCCCGATGTTGAAGTTTTAATTGAAGGCATACTAGAAGACTACGAAGTTACAATTTATGAATGGGATGAATAACATGACAAACACAGTCGTATGGACTAAAAATGGGTGTCCATATTGCGACATGGCAAAAAGCTTGCTGAAAAGCAGCGGCATTGCATTTGAAGAACGCAATATTCAAGAAGAAGAATGGACACGCGAGCAACTATTAGAAGCTGTACCAAACGCAAAGACAGTGCCGCAAATCTTTATGCACGGCACATATGTCGGCGGATACACAGAGCTACAAAAATACTATGAGGACCATAATATGTATGGCGGAAATGAAGGACTATAATGATTAAAGAACCGAAGAAATTTAAGACAGGTGACATCGTCACACTCAAAATGGCAACAGGCGAAGAAGTAATTGGATACTTTACTGATGACAATGGCACTGATGTAATCTTGCGTAAGCCAGTTGTGCCAGTTCCAACAGGACAAGGACAAATGGGACTTGCTCCGTTCATTATGTCTAGCTCATATCTAGACGATGGCGAAAGTTTGGAATTCTCAAGAGCACACATTGTTACCTCAGCAAAAACAAGCAAGCAATTTGCTGATGTTTACACACAGCAAGTAAGCGGACTTGATTTATCAACAACCTCGAAACCCGGGCTTATTATTTGATAAATACTCCTATATAGGAGACAGATGTGAGCACTCCAGTTCATCGTAATACCGACTCTCGTAACTGTGGTGCAAAAACAACAGTTGTCGGACAAAGCAACGTATTTGTAAACAACCTACTTGCCAGTGTGCAAGGAGACAAAAACACTCATGGTGGCGGAGCCCTCAAAGCAACTGTTAATGATGGCACGGTATTTGTAAACAACAAAAAGGTTGTGCTTAAAGGCAGCGCAGCAAGCCCGGACTCATTGTGTCCTCCGCGTGGCGGATCACATTGTAATCCCAAAAGCGTAGGCGCAAGCCCAAATGTTTTTGCTTGTGGTGGTAGTGCAGGCGGCGCAGGAGGCGGAGGAGGGTTTCAAGACGAAGAGCCTGATCCGACTGGTAGCGAGCTTTATCCTGATCCTAATGCAGCTGACCTTGATGCAGAAGAAGCAGGTGTGCGCAGCAATGCACAAGATCCAAGCGCTGACGGCAGCACTAATACAGGCGAAGTGGGCGCACCGGCAGCAGATGTGCAATCGCGTGAGCAACAAGCGATGCAGTATTATATTGACCGAGGATATACTCCTGAACAGGCAGCTGGTATTGTTGGTAACCTAACAAACGAAAGCGGATTGAATCCAAGCATAGTCAATCCTAATGACGCGGGCCCGGGTCGCGACAGTGAAGGAATTGCACAATGGAACCGAGAGCGCCTCACTAACTTGCAAGGTTTTGCAGCAGACCGTGGCACAAGCTATCAAGATTTTGAAACACAGTTGGCATTTGTTGATCATGAAATGCGTGGTACAGGTAACTTTGGCGGCGGCAGTGAGCGAGCTGCCTATAACCGATTGGTAGCAACAAATGACCCGACTAACGCGGCGGTAGCATTTAGTAAATACGAACGGTATGAAGGACACGAACTCAACTTACAAGGCGCTGAAACGCAGAAACGAGCCCGAGACGCGGTTCGAATTTTAGGAAACACATAATGGCATTTACAGACTTTCCGAACGGACTTAGCAGCGCGGCTGATTACCTCAATACACAACACCACATTCGCGCAGACTTGCAAACCAGCGTAGCTGACATATCCAGCTTGGTGGTTGGTGTGCAATATGAGAATTCACTCAAAGAAATCATATGCAGCTTGTTGGCAGGACGCGGCATCAAGCTACCTAATATCCAAATCTGTATCAGTCTCAACATTGCTGAACTGCTGGGACTAGGTGGATTACAATCTGCACTTCGCAATGCTCTGACATCACTTAGCGGCGCAATGGATAGATTTCTTGACCATATGCGAATTGATGAGGTGTTAGGACGACTAAACAATGTATTGGCTGAAGCAGCTAATATTGCAAACATGATTAACTTTTGTTCGTCACCGATCAATCCTGTTGCTATCCCAAACATGCTTGAACAGTCTATGCAAAGTTTCCTAGGCGCAGGCAAAGGTATTTTGGATGGTATTGGTTCTCTTATTCCGGGCGAAATTGGCGGCTGTTTGATACCAGGACAATTTAATACAGGCTTGTTTAGTGGCGGACTACTAGGTCGCATTTCAGACAATTTTGCCGCAGTTTCAGCAGGCACAGCAACCGATGCCTTTATCGACAGTTGCGTAGCTGATGTAAACCAATTAGTCAACCAAATTGACACATTGATAGAAGCAGAGAACAATGTGTCAGGAACATACGACAATGGCGGAAGCGACTTTATTGTAACACCGCGCGACGTGAATCCAGACATGGGTGTACTACACAACGCAGTTGCAGCAGGTATCCAAGGCAACACCAACATTGCTTCACAGCTTAAAGGACTTTACGATCCGCTCAAGAGCTATCCTGTTGTCGACAATGACGGCAATCCTTGCAACAACATATTTGAAAAGATCCTAGAGCCCGAACTCATCAAGCTGTTGCAACAACAGTCTAATCCGACCCCAGAGGTTTCAGAGCAACAGCCAGTCTACAACTATTGTGGCCAAGTTGTAGGATTCACCAAAGTTGTAGCACAGAAACCTGCAGACGCTAGTGTTGGCTTGGTACCTGGAGAAATTACTCAACCTGGATTTAATGCAGGCGGACTAAACACTGACTTGAGCGATGATGCAGATGAGGAAGGCACAGGCGGCACAACAATCAACAACACCACAGTCGTTAATAACCTAGATGATCCTAATGTACTTTCTGCAACCATCATCACAAGCGATGCAACGGACGTGGTTGCTCTTACTACCGACGCGTTACCTACTGACAGCTCGTGGTTCTTTACAATGAACGCAACAGCAAAGAGAACTGACGTAGCTGGTGCAGTAGGTAGCATCAAGATTGAAGGACTAGCTGACAACAGCGCAGGAGTCTACACTGTATTTGTCGATCCAGCCAACAAAACAACGTTTAATATGGGCGCAGCAACAGGCATTGACGTTGAAGTAACAACAAATGGAACTGATGTTGAAGTCATCATTACTGGTGTAACAGGCCAGCCTTTTAAGTGGGCAATTCGCTTAGAATTCCACGAAGTGCAATAAAAATAGATTTCATGGTTGACAAGTAAAGTATCTCACATTATAGTGCATGTAAGAAACCGTTAATAGTGTGTAAGCAATGACACACGAGTAAGGAAACGTTATGCGTTCAAAACTATGTGAAGATGGCAAACGCCGCATTTTGGCTAAGGTAGAGGTTCCAGTAGACACTGACCAAATTTCTACGTTTGCATTAGTACATCCGTCATTCAATCAAGTTCCGGATCCGATGAACCGATTCGAAAACCTCAACAAGCGACAAGTTTATAATTTGGCAAAAGAAACTATCCGATTGTATGGCATTGACGCACCGTTTGAAATGGTTGGCATTAACTGGTCAGCTGCACAGATTGCACGAGCAAAAGTGCACATCACAACACTCTTTCCGGAGGTCGACTAATGGCTGATAAATTTACAATCCTAATTGAAAAAGCACTGTCGTCAAACAGCGACGCTGAAAAGCTTGCTTGTTTGAAGCAAGCACAACGGATTTATGGTAACCAAGGCACCGCAGTAATGCCGCGCAATGTTGCACAACCAACACCCGCAAAAGCAGAAGAGCCCACAGTAACTTTGAAACGACACATTGAAGTTATTAATGAAATCGAAGGCTACAAAGACAATTTGTCAAAAGATAACAATCGTCTTACGCTTGAAAACACTGCACTGCGCACTGAAATGCTTAAAACCAACAACGCTGCTGATGCAGAAGTTCTTGATGCAGCAAACAAAAAGATTCGCAATGCACGAGCAGTCACAGTAGCTGTTGCTGTAATTTTTGTCGTAGCACTTGTTCTACTTTAAGGAACATGTTATGAGAACTGATGAACGCGCAGGACAAGCTGCAAAGCACACATTGAAAACTTTGCAAGAAAAGGTGCAACGCGAAACAATGATGGACCGCGAAGGCGGATACAATTTTATGTCTCCGGAACAGCGCCGTATTACCAACATTGAAATTGACCTCCTTAAGAGAGTATGTGGTACAGAAAATGCTTAACCCCGGTGACACATATACCCCCGAAGTGCCCGTACGCCCATCTAGTGCACATTCGATTCCGTCTAATCGTAAGTACCGCGCAGTTGTACTTGAAGATGCAACAGACATGGTGCACGAGGTCAGATATTTTGATTCATATT